TTTTTTAAATTCTATCATAATATTAATTAATTTATCTAATGATTTTTTCCATGATAATTCAAAATCAGTAATATTATATAGAGACATCTGCAATATCCATAAAGTTTTTTTAATATTAAATTCACCAGCATTTATTATATTGTTAATTTTCTTTCTAGATATTAATTTATTTTCATTCAATAATATATAATATATTAAATTTAACATATCATTAACCGTTGGTGATGGTATCCTAATATCTAAACATCTAGAAATTATTGGATCAATAATTTTTGAAGTATTTGAAGCACATAATATAAATCTACATGTCTTATGATATTTTTCCATATTACATCTTAATGAAGTCTGTGCGTAATAGTGTAAATTATCAATATTATTAATTAATACTATCCTATATGGATATTTATTGTATGAAACATTAATAATTTTCTTTTTAGCATATTCTTTTACTATTTCCTGTATCAAATATTTATCAAATCCTGTATTATTTGGTTCTATTATAATATGATATTTTGATTGTATAATATCTACATCTACAACAGTATTTCCGTATCCTTTAATATAATATGTCTCTACAAATGTATTATTAATTGATTCATCAAATATATCTGTTAATAATAATTTTATTAGGGTATGCTTACCACAACCTGGTGAACCATGTATTAGTAAATTTGGCATTGATTCATAATTTGAATATATTTTAGATTTTTTATTATGAAATTCATCTAGTTTATCATATGATTTAGTTTGCATAATATTTTCTAATTCTGTTAAATCATGATAACGATTATTAATATTAGATCCAATAACTAATTTTGCATAAATATCTTTATGAATAATGATATCATCAATTTTTTCAATATTGTATTTATCTATTAAAAACATTATTAAATATAATATTTAATTAATATCTATATATATTTAGATTAAATATATCAATTTTTAATATCTATAAACAAAGTTTAGATATATTAAAAATTAAATCGGAACAGCGCTTCACTTTTTAATATATCTAAACTTTGTTTAGAGATATTAAAAATTGAATTTAAAAAGATTAATATTAATATTATTAATATTATTATATCAATTATAATGAATAATAAAAATACAGAAATAATAGTAACTAAAGTAAAACATAGTAAAAATAAACAAATAAATAACGTAGAAAATAATAATATAGATGATACTAAATTAAATAAAGACTTATTAATAGAACTTCAAAAAAATATAAATTAAAAGAAATTGCTATTAAACTTAATTTAGCAATTGGAACAATCCAACGTTGGATTGAGTTAGATAATATACCATATCATTATACTTTTGATCTATATAGATTATTAAAAAAAGATATTGATTATAGTAAATATAAATCAAATCAAAAAGATCAATTTTATACTCCATTAAATATTGCCGAAAAATGTTGGAATAAATTCTGTGAATTAACAAATATAAAATTAGATAATTATATATTTATAGAACCATCTGCAGGTGATGGTAGTTTTTTAAATTATATTCCAACAAATTCTATAGCATTAGATATAGAACCACAGCATAGTAATATACAAAAACAGGATTATTTATTATGGAAACCATTAGACACTACAAAAAAATATATAATAATTGGAAATCCACCTTTTGGTCTAAGAGGTCATACAGCTTTAAATTTTATAAATCATTCAAATAATTTTGCTGATTATGTAGCATTTATTTTACCCCAATTATTTGAAAGTGATGGAAAAGGATCACCACGAAAGAGAGTAAATGGATATAACCTAATATATAGTGAAAAAATTACAGCATTATTTCATACTCCTGAAAAAATTAAAATTAATATTAATTGTGTATTTCAAATATGGTCTAAATATACATCTAATAATAATTTTATAATAAAATCAAATATAAATAATAAAATAAAAGTATATTCATTGTCAGATGGTGGAACTATTTCTACTACACGAAATAAAAATATGTTAGATAAATGTGATATATATTTACCATCAACGTGCTTTGGTAAAGAAGCTATGAAAGTATATTCATCATTTACAGATTTACCTAATAAAAAAGGATATGGAATTATTTTTATAGTGGATAAAAAGAAAATGATTGAATTATGTAAAAAAATTAATTGGTCTAATATTGCATTTTTATCTACTAATTCAGCCTATAATTTAAGAACATCATTAATAATTAATGCATTAGTATAAAATTTAAATAATTGTTTTATCAATAAAATAACCAATATCTGATATATTATTTTCAGCTATTTTTATAGAATATTTATTTTTAACACATATTTCATTAATATTAATAGATGTATCTAATTTATAATTTCCTACTCCTTTTCTTCTTGTTATTGATTTTGTTGGAAAAAATGGTTTGCATTTGAAACTAGTATCTAAATATTGTTCTTGTGTAAAATTTTTAAATATTGTTATATATGCATCATCCGGAATAACATCTATAAATATAATATAATCAGATCTCCATGGTATTTCACCCAATTCATGTTGAAATGTTGGACTACTTGATCCTAAATGTGATGTTTTAATTTCTATAGATTTATTTTTTATTATACCATCACCAATTGAACCACCACCTTTTTGTTTAGTCTTTGTGCCATCAATTATAGAATCAATATTTTGTAATTCGCATATTGATTGTATTAATTTTTCACCAACAACACCAACATTATTTGCTTGTAATACTGGTAAATTTTTATAAATACTATTTAACCATTTATTTTTATTACTTTCTTTTTGTGTTTGAATTTCAATTAAATCTACTAATAATGTAGAAGTATTTGAATTTTTTATATCATCATTTAACAAACATTTAGAAAGATCAATAATTAAATTATCTATTGATTTTTTTTATTGATTAGTTTAGCCATTATATAATACAAATTAATTATAATATAATTATATTATAATTAATTGTTTAATTATTCAATTTTTTAATTATCTATTATAATTAAAAAATCAGACAAAATAAAATATTAATAACGAAATTCTTAATATTTTATGAAGTTTCAACTTTTAAATTAATCCTATATGAAATAATTTAGTAAATGTATGTATGTTCTGAATATTAAAATATATAAACTGTATTAAACATAATTTAATATGTGAAATAGATATATATTCTAATCTATCTGTAGTATCAGTAGGTTCATAATTTGCAAATGTTTCTGTTGTATTAATCTTAAATAATCTAGTTATAGTATTATTTGAATGTTTAATATCATAATATTTTATTGGTGATTTTATCTGTGCTAGATCTATATTAAATGTTGTATTCTCGGTAAATATTCTTTGTGTTGCTTCAAATGGTGTTTCATTATTTTTTGTGTCTATGTTTCCTGCTGGAAGTATCCATTTTCCTGTAGTTGTTTCTCTAACAATAATTATATCATTATTATTAACCTGAACCAAACAGATAACATCATGAATTGTTGTATCAACATTATCTACTGTATCTTTCATAGTTTTAATAGCTGTAGATACTTGAGAATTATAATTAAATAGATATGGTTGATACATATTTAATGCTGGATTAATAAATAATTGCGGCTGTGGTGGCATAAATACTGATGGTTGTGGTGTCATAAATACTGGTGGCTGTCGTGTCATAAATACTGGTGGTGGTATAAATAATGGTGGCTGTGGTGTTGATGATTGGTTAGATTGTTGATTTAATTTAGCATGTAATTTTTGATTTTCTATAAATAAATTATACATATACATGTATCTATTAAAATCTAGTGCATTTTTATAGTCTCTCATATATTTTTTATTTAAATCTTTATCTAATTTTGTATTAAAAAAATTCATTAATATAGGATATGATTAGATAATAATTTTATCATATATTAAATTAATATAAAATATTAACTTTTTTTAACTATTTTCTTCTTCAATGGTTTTTTGTCTAAATTAGAATGTTTAATTATCCATTGCATATATGCTGAAACAAATTCATCTAATTCAATTATCCATTGTTGTATTTCTGTTGTTGATTGAATCTTTTTTAATTCTAATTCTTTTGCATTAAATTTTGCATTAAGTTCGTCAATTTTTTCTTGTGTTAGATTAAATAATGGTATATCAGTAATATATTCAAATGATTTTTCATTAGAATTTGTAGTAAGTTTTGGAAATTTTAATTCAATTAAACGTTCTATGATAATATCTTTTTTCTGTCTATATATTATTATTTGTTCGTCTAAAACCATTTCAATAAATAACTTCTTATACTTTAATATATCTAATTCTTTTTGAAGTTTTTGTATTAAAAAATCTTTTCTTTTTGTATACATCATTAAACGAGTTTCATAAAATTCCATTAATATTTCTGTTGTTGAATTATATTTAGTAATCTGCCCTACTGTATTATATAAATGTTGGTTATTTAGTGTCAATGGCTTACATAATTTTAATTTTGACAATAGTTGTGAATTAGATTCTAATTTTTCAATTATATCTGGATCCATTTCTATTGTAAAATCAATAGTCTCATCTGTATAATTTGATTTAAAACTTTCAATTAGTGGATTCTGATTATTATTTTTTTCTGTTTTTGATTCTAAAAATTCTTTATATGCTGTCGTCCATAAGCCTATTGGTAGTTCAGTTATCTTTATCATATCATCTGAAATTTTATGATAAGCCCCTTTAATTATATATTCATTTGGTTTAATGGTTTCAATTGAACCTGTAAAATTTCTATAATATGGAATTAATAGTTTAGGGGGCTTATTTTCCATCAATAATTTTAAATTTTCTACTATATCTAATGGATTATATTGACCTATTGTTGTTGAAAATCCTGTTCCTATTCCTTCTGCGCCATTTACTAATATCATTGGTAATATCGGACAAAACCATTCTGGTTCTACTGATATACCATCATCATCTAAATAATTTAAAATATCATCATCTTCTGGACGAAATATCAGACGTGTTAATTCAGCTAGATAAGTAAATATATAACGGGGAGAAGCAAAATCTTTTCCGCCAACTAATCTTGATCCATATTGTCCTGCTGGATATAATATATTAATATTATTTGATCCTACAAAATTCTGCGCCATTCCAATAATTGCTCCATTTAAACTAGCCTCTCCATGATGATAACATGTTTTATCTGATACAAAGCCAGATAATTGTGCTACTTTAATCTCATCTTTTGCTGTATTTAATTTACGTAGAATTGCCCCATATAAAATTTTTCTAGTTGATGGCTTTAATCCATCAACTATTGATGGGATAGAACGATTTATATCATCATTTGAAAAATGGATCATCTCTTTATGAATAAAATCAGGTATTGGGACTGCTTTCTGGTCGTTAGATAATATTCTATCTTTATTATAATTTCGTAACCAAACTTTACGACAATTTGCCCTTTTCTTTTCAAATGCTAATGTTATAGCTTCCGTACAATCATTCACATATTTCATATTTACTCCAAATATCTTTTTAGAATTCTTAATTACTTTTTTATATATTTCATCTTCTGTCTGATCTATATTAGGTTGTGTTAATTCTTGTTCTACTTCTATTTCTATTTCTAATTTTAATTCATCTTCAATAGTTTGTATTTGATTGGGTTCTGAATATATTCCAGCATTCCATGTATATTTAATTAATTTATTTTCAATATCTTCAAAATATTCTTTAGCTTCTTCTTTTGTTGATGTTCCTAATCCTTTATAGTATTTAATAGAGTATTGTTCTGATTGTGGTGATTGTTTCCAACGTTCATAATCTGTTAAATTATAGAATACTTGGATATCTTTTGTTTTATTTTTAGTTCGTGTAGCTTTAACAATTGGTGTAGCCAATGCATATATATAATCATGAAACTGCAACAATGAAGGCCAAAAATAATGAAAAAAATTCATTAATAATCCTTTAATATGAAATCCATCATAATCTTGATCGCACATTAAAATTATCCCACCATATCTTAACTCATTAATATCTGTATATGTCTTATTATGTTGTAATCCAATAATTTTTTTAATATTAATAATTTCTTCATTTTCTAATAATTGTTTAGGCGCGGCATCACGAACATTTAATAACTTTCCTTTTAGTGGAAAAATACCATACGCATCTGATCCTATAATAGATCGTCCAGCCATTGCTAATGCTTTTGCCGAATCTCCTTCCGTCAATATCAATTTACATAATTTAGATTTTTTACTACCAGCCCAATTTGCATCTTCTAATTTTGGTATCCCTTTGACAGATACTGTTTTTTTCCCATCTGTTTTCTTTAAATATGACTCCTCCTTTAATTTCGCCATATTAATTATTTGATCTATAATACCAGTAGCGGATAATTTTTTAATTAATTTCTCAGAAGGCTCATAAATAGACCCAAAATCAGAAATTTTTGTTTTTAATGTTTCTTTAGTTTGGGATGTAAAAGCTGGATTATCAATAACTGAATCAATAAAAATAACTAAATTTTCCTTGATAGTTGTTGATTTTATTTTAGCTTCCTTATATTTTTTTAATATAATAATTTCTAATTTTTTAATAATCTGATTAACAATATAATCAACATGATTCCCACCATGATAAGTACATATTCCATTTACAAATGATATTTGTTCAAAATTTCCATCTGGTATATACATTATACCTAGTTTCCAACGTTCAACCTCTTCATATAATACTACCTCTTTAGATTCTAATTCAGAATCTAAATTAGAATCCGAATTAGTTTCAGATTTTGTTCTATCTGTTGATAGTTCATACAGATTAATATATTTCTTAAAATTATTAACTTCTATCTTTTTATCATTTAAATATATCTTAACTTTATTACTAATTCCTGCCATATCAATAACCCTCTTTGACATCAACGAAACAATATCATCTGTTAAATGAGTTAATTTAAATTTACTTAAATCTGGCTGAAATGTTATCTTAGTATATGTTTGCGTTTTATCCGTCTTTAATATAGTAATATTTGGTTTAGTTCGTGATGATAAATTATTTGTAAATTCTTGATAATATTTAGATACTCCATCTACTGTCTCTATTGAAAAGAAGGTTGAAAACACATTAGTTAATTTAGCACCATAACCATTACGCCCACCTGTTGTCCTTTTTTCATTATCATCATAATTAGTTGATGTTAATAATTCACCAAACAACATTTCAGGTATATACATATTATGTTCTGCATGCATTACAATTGGAATTCCCGTTCCATTGTTGTATACACTAATTGTATTTGTATCTTGATCTATAGAAACTTTAATAATATCACATGTTGGATCATTACAACTATGATCTCTAGCATTTACCATAATTTCATCAAAAATCTTATATAAACCTGGAACATATTTAATATCTTTTTTAATAATTTTTTCACTATGTTTATCCCATACCCACATTAATTCATTTTGTAAAGATATATCACCAATATATGTATCTGGTCTTAATAGAATATGCTCTATTTGAGATTTTTTTTGATATTTTTCTTCAATTGTTTTTGTTGTAGTAATAGAATCTAGATTTTGATTATTATCTAGGTTTTTATCATTGATGATAAAGATATCATCGGTAGCTGACTTTTTAGATTTTACTTTTTTCATTATATTAGTATAATTAATTATTATTTTAAATTAAGTTATAGTTAGTATTTTAATATTCAATTTTTAATATATCTAAAG